CAATACTCCGGATGAAGTGGGACATCTTTCAGATTATGCAGGTAGTGGCGAAGAAGAAATCCCGATGGAAGCATCTTATGATTATATAGATTTTTTAATCGAAGCCTGGGCTAACAGATTTATCCCTACATCTGATGATACAGGACTTCAATGGCCCAACGGAAATACAAACTTTAATCAATTTAATAAAAATATGGGTAATAAACCTACCTGGACATATGGTGCAAATGGAAAGGTATATGCGTCGCAGCATACTGCATATAGAATGGTTAATCAGAGGATAGATAAAAATAAAACTATGTCACCTAACGACCCACGTAAAATAAATATGACTGACATAGATAATTATGTGAATAGGTTTTATGATTACATTGATAATATTTTTCCCCATCCGAAAAACGAAACGAAATCCTTTTTATATTATTTAACTCAATATGGGTTTCCTCTTGTAGCATATACAATTAAAAATAAAAATGGCAATAATCCTATTCTTCAAATAGATACAATGAATCCTTACCGTGGATTTAATGGTAATTTTGATTATAGGGTGACTGACGATGTTATTATAAATCAAGCATCCCCGAAAACTAAATATGTAAATCAGAATATAAAACTGAATAACGAAAGATTAAAGAAAGCTATGTTTTTGGTTGATATGGACGAATTGGAAAGAAAATGCCCTAAGAATTTAAAAGGCAAGGATAGGAGCAGATGGATAAGTAAACACAAGAAAATAGAAGCACAGAAGATAGTGGATGAATACGGAGAACAACTGGATATTCTTACGAAAGAAGATTTAGTTTAAGATACCTAAATCTACTTTGAGATTAGCTGCTCTTTCTTGAAGTAATAACTGAAACTCTCTGCTGAACTGACGGTTTGATCTGAGAAGTTTGTTGAGCTTTCTGAGTTTGAGTACTTTTTCTTTTCTTTCGTCTCTAGTCATGATTCTCTCCTTTCTTTGTGTTTCTACTATTAATATAAAGGTTTTTCAGTAAAAATCAAGCTCTCTAGAGAAAAATATATAAAAAAATAAAGAAAAATGGTAAAAAGACAGTTAAAAAAACAGGAAGAAGTACCTGACAATATAATTTTCAGAAATGATTCCAGGTTAAAACGTCCGTATGTCGAGATGGAATACACCCCGGAACAGATCCAGGAACTGGCAAAATGTAATAGAGATATATATTATTTTGCTGAAAAATATTTTCAAATAATTGTATTGGATGCTGATAAAGCCGGTAACCGTAAGCAGATCATTAAATGCAGACCGTATCAACGTCGGATTATAGATTCTGTTATAGATAACAGATTTACTATTGTACTTTCTCCCCGTCAGATCGGTAAAACGACACTTCTCCGTCTTATAACACTTTTTTATGTATGTTTCGAATCTGATTTTGAAATAGTTATTGCATCAAACAAACAAAGTACATCTACCAAAACATTAAGAAAGATAAAAGAATCATATAAAGCTCTTCCTATGTGGCTTAAACCCGGTATCACGAAATGGGATGAAACCTGTGTCATATTCGATAACGGTTCTGCAATATACGCTTCAGCCACAACAGAAGACGGTTGTCGTGGTGATTCTGTAAACATGCTTGTACTTGACGAGTTTGCACATATCAAGAACCGTATGGCTGAAGAATTTTATACATCAGTATTCCCTACTATTTCAGAAGGTTTGACTACCAAGATTGTCATGATATCAACACCGAATGGTATGTCCGGACCTTATTATGAAACCTGGGCTAAAGCAAGCAGAAAACTCAACAGCTTCAATGCCGTAGAGATTAAATGGAATGAACCTCCTCGCAGGGATGAAAAATACAAACAGCAGGTCATAGCAGACTTCGGTGAACGTAAATGGAGACAGGAATATGAATGTAAATTTATCGGATCTTCAGACACTCTCATAGACCCGGAATACTTGGAATCCCTCTTGTGGAATGATTTATATGTAGAATCTGCAGACTTGAAGGTTAAGAAATTCAAAGAACCTAAACCTGGACATATATACGTCGCCGGAGCCGATGTGGGAGAAGGAACTACTAAAGATGCGTCTGTGATAAGCATATTTGACATCACCGATCCTACCAATGTAGAACAGGTTGCAGTGTACTGGTCAAACACTACTATTACTCAGAATTTCCAGGATGATCTATATGAATGGGCTTCTTATTACAACGATGCCTGGATCATGCTTGAAGCAAATGCGATAGGAGACGGTGTAGCGAATTATTTGTGGTATGAAAAAGAATATGAAAATATGATACACCACGGTCATACAAGACTGGGTATCAAGAGCAATCGTAAAATAAAAGTACAGGCAGCTCTCCATATGAAATATATGCTGGAAGAAGGTAAAGTTAAAATCAACGATAAAGTGACCATTTCAGAGTTAAGTACATTCATCAATTGTGGAAATAATATTTACAAAGCTGAAGAAGATTGTCATGATGATACAACTTTAGCAATGATGTGGGGATTATACATAACCCATAAAGATATAGCAGATTACATTGACCTGGAAGCAGTCGATTCGGATGAAAAAGAAAACAAACAGGATCCGGATGCGTTAGAAAATGACGAACCATTGGGAATTTTCAGTTCAGAAATGATAAGTAGTTTAGACGAGGAATTGGAAACAATGTCCCGTACAAGTTTTAATAGATTTTTCGGAAAATAGGAAATAAAATGACAACAAATCTTAAACAGAATCCTACAGTTAATAAAGTTCATGCAAATAAATTTAAATTGATCATACCTAAAATAGATATAATTTCAGATTTGTTCCGGGATTATGCAAATAATTACCTGGAACTTAGCATAAAAGGAACTGTAGCAGCAGGATTGCAATTACAAGCAATAGAAACCCCGATATTCGGGCATAAACCCGTAAAAGTGACAGGGGCAGGATACAGACTTGAGGAAATACCTATTGATTTTTTAATAGATGGCAACTTTGTAAACTACTTTATGTTATGGAAATGGCTGGAAAAAATCTATAATTTAAAGACTGCAACGTCTCCTGTAATAGAAGAAGGAGAAATTCCTTATGAAGATTTTGAAATTTTAGGATTGGATAATTATAACAACCCAGTTGTTAAATTTAAATATAGAGGTGGGTTCATTACTTCCCTCAGTGATGTAACAGTAGGATATGATAATTCAGAGCGATTAGAAGCAAAAGCGACATTTGCTTATGATGATTATACAGTAGAGTTGACAAATTTTTCAGACTCGTAGTATAAGTATAATAAAAGAATAATCATATAATGATATAAAGTGTACGACTGAACGCTTATATGAAACTCTTTGAAGAGAAAGGGTACAGTCACAATTATTTTAATCAGGAGAATATAAAATGCCAAAAAGACAATTTGATACTCCGGGTGTCTATTTTAGAGAAATTGATCTTACAGATACTGAATTATCGTTATTCACAAGCAGTAACGGTCTTATTATAGGTTATGCATCTCAGGGTCCGGTTAACACACCGGTTTATCTGAGCCAGCAAAGGGAAGTCGTTGAGACTTTCGGTGAACCTGTAAATGAAGCTGAACGTTATTTCATTGACAGCTGCCGTGCATATCTGAGAGATTCTTCATCTCTGTTGGCTATAAGACTGCCTTACGGCGAAGCTTCAGCTGACAGATACTCTACAATGGGACTTGGATTTGTAGTAGCAAGTGGAGCAGTAACACTGAATTCTGCAGCTACAGGTGGATTAACAAGTTCTGAATATGCTGCCTTACTCGGTGGTAATGTAGGAGCCCTTTCTATCCCTTCAACCGGAGCTTTATTCACAAGCCCCCGTGTTAATGATGTTGAAAATGGAGACGGGGATATTTACATTGCGTTAATGGATCATCAGACTTCTTCTACTCTTACCAGTGGAAACCAGGTTTGGTTGAATGAAACATATCCATATGCCAACGGCCAGGATTATGACGGAGAAACGCTTGTTAATATTACACTTTCAGGTGAAAATGGACTTTCAAAAGAACTTTGGAATTCAATCGAATACGAACTGGAAAATGATACATTTGCTCTCTTTATCCTTCAGAACGTTGCAAATAACAGATATGAAGGTGGATTGGGTACAATGTTACCATTACAGAGATATGTTGTTTCATTTGATCCTACCAAGAAAAACGCAGACGGTGAAAGTCTCTATATTGAAGATGTACTTGAAGGAAGTACATATGTTAATGTTTATGTTTCAGATGAACTTAAAGCTGTTACAAAAGCAAATAAAAATATATTATTACAGAAAGATGCTTCAGGCAGTACCATAACACAAGGTGGATACCTTATGAACTTGTCAGCAATCAAACAGTTCGGAACAGGTAATACATTCAGTGGAACTTACGGTAAACTTAATCAGGCTCTTAATACTGTGATTAATCCTAAGAAATATGATATCGGTGTAATCATGGAAGCAGGTCTTGCTACAATTGCAGCAGGATCCCATACTACTGCTTACTTCGGTAAAACATTTGCAGAAGATAAGATCAACAGTCTTAAGAAAGATGCAGCAGATTTCAGTATCGATGCTTTCAAAACTATTCAGAAAGCATTTGATGAATTCTGTCGTAAAGAAAGACGTGATTGTGTTTTCATTGGCGATCTGCCAAGAAATATTGTTCTTTCCGGAAAAAATAAGATCCAGTCTATTGAAGAAGTTGCCGGTGTAGCTTGGTTTACTGATTTCCTTGAAGATATCAGAACTTGTATATCAAGTAACCTCAACACTACATATACAGCAATCTATGCTAACTGGATAAGATCATCAGACCAGTATGGTACTACTTACTACTGGGCTCCTATGAGTGCTGATGCCGGAGCAGTATATGCTCGTTCTGATTTCGCAGTCGGAGAATGGCAGGCACCTGCAGGACAGATCTACGGACAGGTTGACAGAGCACTTGATATCGCAGTCGATCTGAATAAAGCACAGCAGTCTCAGGTTTACAGACTCGGTGTTAACCCTGTTATCAACGTTGTAAATGCAGGTTATTTCATCAACGGTCAGAAAGTAAGATTGGATCGCAAGACTCAGTTTGACCGTCTGAATGTAAGAAGACTGTTCATTCTCGTTGAAAAACTTGTTAACCAGGTTGGTGAAAGATATGTATTCCAAAACAATACAGTCTTTACTCGTAACTCAGCAAGGCTTGAAGTTGAATCTATATTGGATACAATAGAAGCCCAGGGTGGATTGGTTGATTTCAAAGTAGTGTGTGACGAAAGTAACAACACTGCTCAGGTTATTGCAAACCACGAACTGGTAATTGATGTTTATATCAAGCCTCCTATCACAGCTGAATATGTACATATCAACTACATAGGTGTGAGACAGGACGCTGTATTATAAGGTAAGTTAGATGTCAGATGAAAATAAAGGTGTTTTAAATACTCTTAAAACTAAGAGGATTTTAAGAACATGGGAATTCAGAGTAGAATTCCAAAATGCAGACGATTTAACAAATGTTGCAAAAGAAATTTGGATAAGTGCAGTTTCTTTTCCAGGAAGAGAAGTCTCTGACATCGAATTACCAATAGGTGGGACTACCGTGAAATACCCGGGACCTCCCACTTATAATAATAGTTGGACAGTCACCTTTAGGGATGACATTAGTTTAACGATAAGAAAGGCTTTAGATAAATATATGGGACCGGTTGCATGGTATGAACCGGAGAAAGCCACTTTTCAGAAGAATGACCTAACTGTAATATTGAGACCGGAGTTCAGAGGAGAAAAAGGAACTGCACCTCAGATTACATTGGAAAAGGTTTTTATTAGTAATATAGGTGAAATATCAATGAATTATGGAGAGGAAAGCATAGCAACCTATGATGTTACGTTTAATTACCATAGATGGAAATTTAACGAGTAATTCATTTTTTTAACAGGAGATTATAACATGTCAGATACTACAGATCTTACAAAATTTTACAGTCATATAAAGCAAAAAGACTTAGCAAGAAAACATCTGTGGACTATTAATATAGACGGCCAGGATGAATTGGTACTATACGCTGTTAGCAGTGCGTGGCCGAGCAAAGCTGTGAATCCAATAGAAGTGCCATATCTTGGATTTACATTTAAAGTTCCAGGGGTTGCCAAATTCGACGAAACATGGAAAGTAACAGTCCGTGATTCAAATGATTTTTCAGTAAGGAAAAAACTTTCTGCCTGGTTGGACAGACTTTATAATCCAAAATCAGGTCAGGCTAATTATACCACTGAAGCTTTCAAAGAAGGTACTCTTTTCGCTTTGAAGCCGGATTTATCCAAATCCGTCGAGATTGTCATGGTCGGTATGTTCCCAACTTCGATTGGAGCAGTTGATTATGATTACGCTTCAGATGGTGAAGTCATTACCTATGATGTGGAATTTGCGTATCAACGTTGGGAAGTTAAATAATTTAAATATCAAATTTTACCACGCTCTGTATTTTCATGTGCAGGCGTGGTTTTTTTAAAAATAATATGAGCAGTAAACAAGATATTCTAAAAAAAATTGCAACAGTTGTAGATGAATTTGGTTGGGATGTTAATCTATTAAACGGCTTTTGGATAGATCTTGACACAAATATAAAAACAACTTCAGAAGGATTTCCACCTATATATTTTGTATCTAAAGGTAGTCCGATATACTGCAGTTCGGTTAGTTTTCCTTCCGTTAACGTAGAATATGAAGAAGTTGCTATTTCAGTTAATAAATTCAAAACTCAAGTACCTATAGCAAAAACAAAAACAGACTTACAGCTTGAAATAACAGGTGGTACTGCTCAATACTTGAGAAATATGTCATATTTATTCAGAAGTGGAGTAAGTGGGCAACTGGATATAAGCACGTTATATAATATATCAGTAATGACATTCCCGGCAAATTACAACAAAGTCGATACGATTAACTTTAAAAACTGTTACATTAAAAGTATAGGCGAAGTATCATTCGAACAAAGTTCCACCAATTCATTCTTCAAATGTAATTATACATTTTCCGTAGGCCGTATAGAAGTTACTTAAAGCCTTTTCTTCTAAAAAAGATCCATAAAATAATCCACTCCGTTCATAAATATATATAGTTATATTAAAATAGGAGTAACTTATGAGTGAAAATAACCTTAAAATTCAAGATCTATTTGCCGGTGAAAATGAATACAACATCGAAGTAGAACTTCCTTTCTCTAAAAAAATTATAAAAATGAGAGAAATGGTCACAGCTGACCAAAAAAGTTTCCTGAAACAGACTGTAAACTTAGGCGATCAGGAATTTATACAGAGAAAAATAGGAGTGTTGTTTAATGACTTACTTGAAAAGGTATGTCTCGATTTGGATCTTCAAAAAATGACTCTTCAGGATAAATTGTATTTACTTCTCTTCATAAGAACTCGTTTGAAAAATGAAAAAACACAACTGGAAGTCACATGTGATGAATGTAACAAACCTATTAGATTCACATATGATTTAACAAGGTTTAATAATAAGATAAAAGAATTGGCAAACAAAATTAAAATACCTAAAACAGTAAAAATACACGGTACTGAGATGATAATCAATTCTATAGTATTAAGAGAAGAGATCCAGTCCGACGAATTGCTTTCAAATAATGAATGGGTGAAAAAAGAAGAAATAGGAATATCCGAACTGTCAAATATGCTGAGAGTATCTTCAGCAATCAAAACTATAACTACACCACAGGGTTCAATCGATATGACTGAATATCATATGAAAGAACGTTATGAAGCCCTTATGAGAATGCCTGCTACTATGATGGCAGATGTAGTGCAGGAAATATCCGATATGGTTAAGGAAATGTTTGACATGATGTCAGATAAATTCGAAGTTCCTTGCCTGGCAGATGGCTGTAATGGAAAGAAAGAAGTTAATGTTCAGATCGGAGACGACGGTTTTTTTATCAAACAGTCTTCGGAATCGGATCAGCCGAAGACGCTGAAGCTCAATTAAACACATTAAGACAGTTAGAAACCTTTGCAATGAAAGAACTGAACCAACCATATTACCAGGTTCAGATGATGCCTTTATTTGAACTTATGCAATACGCTGAAATCGTAGGAGACCATGTCAAAGAAATGGAATCTAAAATGGAAGAAAATAAAAGTAAAATGAATTTCAATACAAGTAAATACAGATTCAGAGGACATTAAAGATATAAGTATAAATAAGAAAGAATAAATTCCTTTTAATGGGAATCCATTACATGTATGGCTTTAGATTCAAATTTATCAAGCCTGGTCGATTTTATGCAGACCCAGGCAAAACAAAACGATGCTAAGTGGACAGAAGCTTTAGCACAGCTCAATGCTGTCCGGACAGTATTAACAAACGATTCAAGACAACGTGTAGAAGGTCAAAACGCCAACCTAAATAAACTCCAGGATTTTAATTTTCATATCAAAAGCGTAGGTGATACTTTAGGACAATTCAGCAAAGCTTTCGATGCTCAAGGTATTAATAAAATATTCACTGATATGGGTGGTGGATTGGGCAAATTTTTTGAACAGATACCAGGAATAGGTAAATTACTTTCACCTCTTACTAAATTAGTAGGGGGTCTTTTAAGTAAAGTATCACCAATATTAAGTAAAACACTCGGTATGTTTTTTAAATTTCTCCCTAAACTTTCAGGCTTTCTGACTAAAGCGTTATCATTTTTAAATCCAATCGGTCAATTTGCAATGTATGCACAGATATTGGATTTAGCATTAGCCCAGCTTGATTTTCTTGTACAGAATTTAGCCAGTATAATAATGGATGTAGTGAATGGTATTATTGATTCTATAGTGGGTATAATAAAATCGGTTGTAAGTATTTTAGCTAATTTACCTATTTTAATATTACAACTTTTAATGATACCATTTCAGATATTAGGATCTTTAATATCAGGATTGATAGCTGCTGTCATAGAATCTGCAGCATCGATTATAATAGCATTCATTAACTTAATAGCCACAATACCTTTAACAATATTGAGTATAGTTGCAGACTTTGTGGATGCAATAGTAACAGCTCTTTTCGAAGCTGTAGAAGGTATTATAGATGCATTCCTGAATATAGGAACCACTAGATTTCAACTTGTATCTTCAATACTGATGAATCTTTTAAAAATGGCTCCTTTCC